ACTCGAGAAGACGGTCATACGCCTTCTGTACGAGACCTGCGCCACCAACTGTACCACCGAGAGATGTGCTCGCGGTTGATGTATATTGTGACATTAGTTTTTAGTCTCCTTGACTATGAACGGATTATTGTTGTGAGCGCAACAGACTTAAAATCTCTTCTTCCGAAGATGCGTTATTAAGACGCGATTCTATGTCTTGCGCTTTGTCGGGAGTAACCGCTCCCTGAGTAATGATGTCTTGACTACGTAATGTAGCAAGATTATCTCTATCTATTTCAGGAGCATCTGACGTTTTAATTCCGAATAAGTCGGCGTTTTCATCGAGCCAGTTATTCACTGCCTCTTCGTTAACGTCCTCTAGGTCTTTCATAATTAAACGCGCAGCCTTTAGGTTTACGCCCTTCTTTTCTAGGACCTGACGGACGGTTGATTCTTTCTTATCTTTGAGGAATCCCTCAAGTTGCTCAGAAAGTTCCTTGATACGTTTCTCATCTGACCTTTTGGCTTTCCTTAGTTTTTTGACTAAGTCATTTCCATCTAGGCCATCGTTGGTATCTAGTTCGTCTTCTTCGTCTTCCCAGTAGTTGTTGCTCATAGCAACCACCCTTCTATTCGTTGTTAGTCGCAAGCCTCAATGACCACGCGGGGACTGTGGGTTGGCTCTTGCTATCGGTCTATTACTCTGGCGGGGCCGATGGGTCCGCTCAGGATTCTATTTAGAAAGCGCGGTTTGCTCTGCGCTGTGATGCAAGCCCTAGTTCGGCTCGTCCTGCTTTGGCGCTGTATCGGGCCATTTCTTGTTCACCTAATAATTCTAATTGTTCAAGTTCTTTTGCAGATTGACTGATAACAGCCTTTTCTAAACCTATCTGACCAATGTCTTCAAGTTTAGATATTTGAGAAAGTTTAGTTGTCGTAGGAAGTGCTCTAGCAATCTTGCTAAACTGAGGTGTTAAAGAGGCAAAGGTTTGACCACTGCGAGCATATTCCTGTGCTCGGGCTAAGTCAACTCCACCGATTCTGTTGATTGCTCCAAGTCCTTGTCCTTCAGCAGCAGCGAGGACTTCTAATTGCTGAAGTTCATCAACAAGTTGGTCGACACCTTTTTGTCCAAGAAGAAGAGTCTTAGCAAGAGTAGGCCTATCAACAGTTGGGAAGTAACGACCCAAGGTATCCTTAATGGCTTTAGGAGCCATATCAATACGTTGATATACTTTGGCTATTTTTTCAGCAATAGTAGTAACTGAGTTGCCTTTACTAATAAGTTCAGTTGTAAATTCATCAGTTGCAATACTTCCTAGATTAGCCTGAGTAAGGACATCTGCCATCTTGGCCTGAGATACAACATACTCAGCAATGGTCGGAACAAGCACTGGCTTACCTGTAAGTTTTAAATCTTGAAGGGCATATATACCCTTGAATCTATCAGTAAATGGTTTCAAGGCAGGATTGTTACGGGCATCTTGAAGTGCTAAGTTAAATGATTCGTTTACATCAGAACCAGTTCTGTAAAACTTTGATACCACATCATAGAGTGCATCTACCCAAGGCTTGGCTGCTTCAGCAGCGCCAAAGAATAAGGCTAGACTGTTCTTGAATTGGTCTCTACCTAAGGTACGAGTAGTGCTAGTTCCAGCAACGCTTCCAAAAATACTTGAGCCGCTTCCATCTCCACCATCGCCACCATTGCCACCGTTACCGCTAGTGTCAGGAGATGGAAAGTCTTGAAAGGAACCATCATCGTAATAAACCCTTAAAACCCTATTTGCCCCAGCGCCAAAAAATTCTCTACGAGTTTCTTTTCTTCCTCCACCACCAGAACTAACAACATTTGTGCCTCGGATTACTTGCCAAGAACCACTTACTCCGCCTGCCCATTTAACCGTATCGCCACGAGCAATGTTGGCTGGATTTAAAGTTGGCTTTGGAGTAGCATTTTGAACTGCTTCAATAGCATTAGATGCTTGAGTTGTAGCACTTCCGCCCTGGGCTTTAGCAACTGCCTTAGCAGCATCTACAATAGCATTTGCGTCGCCAGTATTAACTGCTTGCTCTAGAGCGATAGTTGGAATCTCTATATTCTTTTTTTCAACCTGTGCTTTAGATTCTGCAATGCTTTTTTGTAAGGCTGCTAAAGGGTCAGCGTCTGCAACTTTTACATTAGCAGCAGTAGCATATTCTTTTGCTTGTCTAGCGCGTAGTTTCTCTTGTTCGTCAGCCACTTATACTCCGAATCCTGCAACGCGGGCAAAGCCTGTTGCTAAATCGCGTGCTCCTTCTATAGCCCAAGTTGCTTCATCAGCCTTGGGGTGCAACTTAAGATAATTATCCCAGTCAGCAAGGCTGCCCATTTGGGCCTTACCTGCTGTTCCATCTGGACGAATAAACTTATCCAAATCTGGGTTATCTAAATCAATTGTTGATGGGTCAATATCCCACCACTTAGCCATTCGGCTTATATAAGGTTGCACTAAATCTAAAACAGTAAGGCTAGGATTTGCCCTTAGGCGGTCACCGAATAGTGGATAAAGTTCTGCAGCCTTGGCATTGAATTCTTTTTGTAGGCTGGTTAAGTCAACCTCACCTCTGCTTAGTTGAACTGCATAGTTAGCAAGTTCTTTTTCGCTTAAGTAGCCTAGCCCATTAGCCTTGACTATTGACCTCAAGGAATCAATTTGATTAATAACCGAGGTAGGTAGGGTCTTTGGGTCTCCAATATTTACCTTGGCCCAAAGATAGTTCTTAGCAAAAGCGTTAGCATCAAAGGCGCTACCACTGACAATTGTTTCTTCTGTGCCATCTGGACGAACTACAACTTTGGTTTGCTTACCACTAGCCTTCGCAGCCTCTGTTAACTTCTCGTAAAAGTCAGCAAGGTCTGATTCTCCGAATTGGGCAAATGGTCCCTGTGAAAAACCAATTGCTTTAGCAGCCTGGCTCAGGATTGCGTCAGCAGTAAACTTGTCATAGTCAGTATAGGTAATCTTTGTATCGCTGGTCTGAGGAGCATTCTTTAATTGAACTTCTAAGATGTCCCAAGGAGTCTGCTTCTTGCCTTCTTTATAAGAGGCTACTGCAGCATCTATAAGGGTATTAAATACAGTCTTACGGGCTGCGTCACTTGGTTGGCGATTCTGAACAGCAATGACATATTCAGCAAGTATTCGTTGAGCAGATTTAGATAGGGTAGAAAAAGACTTCTTAATAAAGGCAGAATCTTTTTTAACCAAGTTGCCATCTTTATCTGGCATCCAGATGTAATTGATAGTTTTCTTACTGCTGCCTTTAGCGGCTAAATCTTCTTTAAGGCCTTGGAGTTCGGCTTTAGGGTCTGGTATGCCAGCCGCGTCTCTATACCTAGTCATTGCCTACCTCCGTAAGTGAATCATTTAAGAAATATCTATCAAATAAATTTGCTAATTTTGGGTCCATCTTATCAAGTACGGATTCAACATATTCAGTCCAAGCGTTTTTAACTACGCTTTTATATCCATCTGGAGCATCTTTAAGAAGTTTTGCGTAGTCATCGCGATACTTCATCATCGCTGTTGCCTCTGTCCAAAATGGAGTATTACCGTGCTTTTCCATAAAGGCTTTGTTTTTAACAATCTTAGTTAAACCCCAAGCATATTTAAAAGCAACGTTTTCGCTTTCCCTTAAGTCGTACTCAAATTTCCAGTCTGGACTAAAGCCACCAAGTTGAGAAGCGTAGTTACTAAGAGCATCTCGTAATACCTCTACTGAGGCATAACTTGCATATCCTTTTTCTTTAGCAAGTTTATTAAGGTCAGCCTTATAAGCGCTGTAGGCTTTCCATACCCTACTTACTTCAATGTCTGCTTCAACATCTGCTATTGACTTAAGTGGTAAGTTTAAAGTTGTTCCGTCAGGAAGTGTGACACCAGGTTTGTTAAGAATCCTAGATATATTAGGGTCTGCTTTTTCGCCAGCAAGGTCAGCAGTAATAAGGCCAACAAGGTTCTTGTCTTTTACTGCTAAATCCCTAGCAAGCCCTGAGAACTCTTCCCATACTCGCTTATATCCCTCAGCCGTTGGAACTACATAAGCAGCCTTTGGACGGCGCTTTGCGCCATAATATAAACGCTCCATTGGAAATGGATTCTTTGCTCCAAATGCCGACACTTGAGTATTAAGTTCAACCTCAGCGGCTGCCTTGGCATCTCTATCGCTCATACCTTGAGCCTTGTATTTATCAACAGCATTTCTAAAGTATGTTGAGAATATGCTATCAGGACGAATATCAATTACAGCAGGAGTTCCAACTGGTGAGGCAAACTGCCAAGCGGCTTTTTCAAAAAACTTCTTTTTGGCTTCGCTAGTTACTGATTTATCTGTTGGTTTTTTACCAATCCCCATATCATATAAAGCCATTTGATAATTCCACTCAGAGGTATAAGAGTCAACCCATTCTTTCTTTGAGTCATCTCCATTTAGATATAGTAAAAAGTTTCTAAGATAAGCAGGGGTAAATACTTGAGTAGCAGCCTTACCTAAGTCAGTTTCAAGGCCAAATGGAAATAGTTCTTCGTAAGAATATCCAGGTAGTTTGCCTAATGTTTCGTTAATTGATTTTCTAAGAATTTCATCGTTGCCAGGTTTAAGGGCTAACACTTGACCAAGGGCAGCGGGAACAACATATGAAGGGCCAGCAAAGTTAGCAAGGAAGTTTATGGCCCTAGTTCCAACCATAACCCCTCGACCTTGCTTTAACCCAAGTTCTTTGGTTCCTGGAATCATTAGGTATTCTGCATCCAAGACATCTTCAACTGGATTTCCGTATTTATCTACACCGAAGGAATTATATATTCCATAGTAAGAGTTAAGGAATCCAGACATACGTTGAGGAGATTTAGCAGCAAAACGAGTATAGCGATAAATACCACTAGCAGAAGCGTTAGGAAACGCAAGAACTGTGCGGGCTGCAAACAACGCTCTATTCTGACGACGAATCGAATAGAATGTTTTCTCTGCTTCTTTAACCATTTCAATCGCTGCTGCTTGGCGAACGGAGTTAACAGTTCCCGTTGTAACATCATAACCCTGAGATGATAGTAATTGTAATTTTTGAGTAACACGTTGTTTTAATTCTACGCTACCCCAAGCCCAACGAATTATATTTTCAGGAGCAGAAAGACCAGCCCAGGCTTTACTTGATAATCTATCAAAGCCATCTAAAAAGCCTTTGGCCTGCATAACAGGTGTTGCGTATTTATTCTCAAGCGGGTTAATTGGAGTCAATCTATCTAGTTTGTCGCCCAATAATCGTGCTAATTGATTACCACGAACCTCACCTTGGAGAGCAGCGGCCTTTGCCTCTAAGGTTGGTAGATAACGATTAACGTATGAAATCTGGTCATCAATAATATCTATAATATCTGAAGCATCTCTACCGAACTCGTCTGCATAAGCACGTCCTGGGCGTTTCAAGCCCCAAGTTTGAATAATCTCATTACGAGAACGACCAGCAAGAATCTGGTCAACTAACTGGTCTCCACGCATATAGTTATTAACTGTATATGCTAGTTCATCAAAATACAATGGGTTAGTAACGTCGGTTATATTGTTAGCGGTACGTCGACCAAGCATTTGAGTGCGAGTAGCAAACTGTTTGTCACCAAGTATTTCTATTTCGCGTGTATTACGGTTAGATATTTCAGCCTTATAGGCAGTACCTAAATGATTTTGACTTTCAAGACGAGGAAGCATAACAGTCTGCCCATTACTTAAGACATAACTTTCTTCTTCTTGGCGTCCACGTCTGCGAATCCTGGCATTGTCTACAACAGAAAACTCATCAGCAAGTTCTTTGCGGGTTGGGCCCATAGAAACCAGTAATGCATCAATATCATCGTAAGCACTTTTAACTACAGTATTTAATGTATTAAGGTTAGGGGCTAGAGTATTGATGTCTCCTGCTGCCCTAGTGATAGCCAACTCTGCAGCGCTAATTTCTCCTGCAATCTTTGGGTCTTTTAATGTCTTAAGATATTGAACTCGGCGAATCAAACCATAAAGGGTTGGAACTTCTTCTCTTTGTAGGCCAAACTCTCGCGCCCTTTGGCGCATTTTTCCTTCTAGGTTATTAATCATTCGCTCTGCTGCACGAAGGTCATCTGCTACTTGAGCAGCGTTTTCAGCCCTAGTTGCTGGAGAACGAGCCCCAGTATTAACAAAAAATTCAACCCATTCGGCTACAGCGTTATCGACTATATCTACAGCCTTGTCATATTGTTCTGTCAATAAACCATATTCTTCTTTAACAGCCTTGCGGCGAGCAACACTTTTAATATTAGCCTTATTTACCAACTGATTAAATCTTTGCTTATTGTTAAATAAAGTATTCTTAACAAGAGTTTCTGTGCTGTCGGTAATAAACTTAGAACCTTGTGACATAAGCGCTGCGTTAAATGGTTCAAAAAGTGAGTTTTTAGGAATATATGATGGGCGGACTAATTGCATAAGTGAAAATATTTTGTTTCCACCTTCAAAAATATTTCGTAAACTTTGTCTAGAAAATTCTTTTGTTGGTCCAAATGCGCCAGCAACTTCTTTTGCTGAACGAACAATCTTACCTACTGGAATCAGTGGGGTAGAACTAGCAATTTGGCGTTGAGTCTGTGGGTCAATAACAGTACGCACACCACTTGGGTCCATAGCAAAAGAATCACGACGAAGGTCAGAGTGATACTTGGTAAGATTTTCTGAAAACTCATCAATGAATGCTTGAGCCTGATTACGGCTAAGACCCATTGTTGCTAAAGTATCAATTGCTACTTCTTTGTTTACTTGTTGAAAAAGTAGTTCTCTCTCCGCATCAGTTCTGGCTACTAAAACTTTATCGATAAGATTTCTACGATACTCAGAAGCATTAATCGTTGAACCGTTTTTAAGTTGTACTGCATTGGTACCACGAGCAAAAAGTGGAATATCATCTAACCAAGCATTTAACTCTTCTATCGCATCGCCAGGTCTTAGACCTGAATGAGTTATAAAACCACGTGGAAGTTTACCGCCAGTAAATTGTACTAAAGCAGTAGCAGCGCCTCCGCGCTTACCACTTCCAATAAGAATCTGAGATATACCGCCTACATTGCTGTAGTCACGAACCTGTGTTGCTGTAGCGAGTTGTTGTTTTCTTGTACGAACTTTGGCTACTGCTTCACGGATGATTGGAATTACTGGCTCAACTGGTTTATATCCTTGACCAAGCACACGAGGCTGAGGTAAAAAGGCGCCAGTTTGAACATCAAATTCATCGCGTAGGAAAGCATTGAAGATACGCTCAGACTCTGGATTCTTAGCAATTGCATCATCAAATGCTTGGCTCCAACGTTCACGAGCCTGGTTGTTATATGAACGATATGCGTTATTCTTCATAAAGTCTGCAGATATTTCTGCAGCAGCATCTGATAAATACCACAAATCGTCAGCCTTCTTGGCTAGCATTAAACGTTCTATTGCTGGGGCATAACCTTTGTCAGCAAGAAGAAGGTCACGAACAAAGTTAGGGTCTTCGGTTTCTTTAACCAAAGCCGCTAAACGAGGGTTGTTAGTGTGAGGCTTTAGAATCTTATTGATAAGAACAATGTCTTTTGTGTTAGCAAGATTAACTACATCGGTGCCAAACACAGTTGTTTCTCTGCCAGAGATTTGGTCATCTGCTAGTTTTTCTAATTTAGAAATAGCATTTACATCATAAACATTAAGTTTATTACTTAGACCAGCGGCTCTTGCTGCAGCCTTGGCTGCCGAAAGGCTTATGCTTACTGAACCAATAATTGCTGCGTTTCCAATTAAAGCATCAGTAGCACCAGTAAGCCAGCGACCTGTAGTGTTATCGGTAAAGTTGGCTTCAATATCTGCATCATTCCAAAGGTTAACGCGGTCAATATCTATTCCGCCATCTTCTAAAATAGCATCAGATATACCTGTAATGTGAAACGGATTTAAATATGATTTCGTAAGCGCTATACCAAGAGAAACATCTTTACTTCGATTATATGCAGTTTGGATATCACTAAACTGAATTCCTTTGCCGTAGGCATCATCCTCAAACAACGGACTTTCTGGGTCAGTTAATAACGCTGCTGTTGATATTGGACGCTTTACTAAAGGACTAAATACTTTTTCTTCTGTTTGTATTGCAATTTGTAACAATGGGTCATAGGGAACAGCAGCCTCTGCTGCGGTCTGCGCCGCATAATCAACCATACCATCTTTAAGAAAAGCATTTAAATCAGTACCAGACTCACGTGATACCTGAGATGCAAGACGAGTAGTTCCTATTTTTGCTCCAGCAGCAAGGGCAGCAGAGCCAGGGCCTGCGCCGATTTGCGTGCTAATAGCCTGAAAAGGAGCAGTAATTCCTTTACCAAGTTGCCCAGCAACTTGACCTAATCCTTTTTTAACTGGCTCAGGAATAACACTAGCAACGGCTTTTCCTGTAGTTAAAATATTTTTAGTGTTTTGCTGTATATTTCTTTTAAGAATATTCCAAGGAGAAAGTCTGTCGACAATTTTTTCCATAGCGTCTTTGTCGCCACCAAAAGATTTTCTAAAGTCACTCCAAAAAGACATTTAGAACTCCAAATATTCTGGGTTAAAAGTAGAAGGTTCTCCGCCTTTAACATCTTCGTTGGTAATTTCTCTAATAAAATCATCTCTATCGGTAGGGCTCTGCCAAGGAATCATTGACAGCGTAAAGGCAATACCAAAGTTATCGTAACCTAGTGAGTTGCCGAATTTGTCAAGATGGTCGAAGAATGTATTCTCCATCCATCTCATTATAATATCTCCCGTAGGAGCGCGTTAACCATTCTTTTATAAGAATCAGGTGCTCCTGGCATACGTGCTGCGTTAATTAAATCACTTCTATATCTTTGAATTAATTCAACGTTTTCAATTTGACGACTGTCAGGATTTAAACTCTTTGGAAGAGCCTCTTCTCCGCGGCCATCACCAATAGGTGCACCATCGGAAATAGGTCTAAACTCAACTGGTTCAGAATCAAGAGGGTCGAGTGAACCTAAAAGTTCAGCAAGGCCCATACCGCTAGGAACTTTTGATGCTGGATTAGCAGCATTCGCAGTTGTTGATACATTGCCACCTTGACTAATTTGTTGTGCCACAGCAGTATTTTCTCCTTGAGGAAGTCCAGACATACGAAGTTGTGCAGCCTTTTCGGTTTTCTTTGCTGCAAATTTTCCTGATTGACCATTGCCACCAGTAGCAGAAACGCTAGCAGGATTGTTTTGTGATGCAGTAGGGCGTAATCCTCCGCTTACCATTAATTCTCCTCTGGTGTATATGAATATTCTTCAGCGCCTAGTAACATACCTTTGGCTAACCAAGGGTTCATATTTTCGCTAACATCTGTCATTAAATATCGAGTGCCTTCAAAATCTGACCACTCGCTTACCAATACCCAGCCAGTACATATCTGACTATCTGAATCCTCTAACTCTTCAGCAAGGATTCTCATTGCGTTATCTATAGCAGTATTAAATTTTTTCATTTGTATTGAATCTCTTCGTAGAATGGAGGTGCTGAATAAGCACTTACCTTAGAGGCTATCTCCATTGCCTGCATAGGTTCTGCTCCTGCATATAGAGCACCTAAGGCAAAAGAGCCTCCGCTGCCTATGGCATACATATTGTCTTCGTTCTTCATTACCGATAGGTCTTCGTCTACGTCGAAAAGTTCTCCACCGACTGATATCAAGAATTGAAATCTTGTCCCATCTTTTTTATCTTCATCAAAGTTATAACCATTCTCAGTTAGGCATTTACGTAAAGATGGCATTACCTTTGTAATCATAAAACGATAAATATCTTTTTTATCTTTTGTTGTAAACTGAGGTGGTATCCAAACATTCTGGGCTATGTCGCAAGGTGCTACCTCGCCTGCTCCTGCTATTAGTAACGCTCCGCGTGATGATATCTTCTTCATCACCTTATGAGCATATATACGACCAGTGTCGTCGGTAACACGACTGTCAGCAACAATTATACTATGCTTGTCGTATTCAATGCCGATAATTGTTGTCACGTGTCCCCTCCTAAGTTATCTTCTTCGAATACTTCTTACGCTTGCGTTGGCTTCACCAGCCCCTGATATGCTCGAAAGAAGACTTAAAATATCTGGAGCAGCCTCAGCAGGTGGTAATTCTACTGGTGCTTCACCAGGAAGAGCGCCTTCTGCTGGAGCGCCTAAGGGAGCAGGGGACGGTTGCTCAACCATTTCTTCGGTAGCCCCAGCAGAAGGAACCTGTTCTGCAGGTGCAAAGGTTGCCTCAATCGCATCTTCAAGAGATATGCCTTTTTGGCGAGCCTTAATTACTGCAGCAATCTTACGAACTACATCGCTAGCATCTCCGCCTTGTGTTGCCATAGCAGGGATTGCTTGAGTGTATGCAGTCAAAGAACCAAGTAAGGCTTGACGCATATTCTCAACTTCAATCTTTTCTAATTCCTGTGTGACGTTAACTGTGAATGGAAGTTCACGCATAGCAAGGTCTTTGGAGATAAGTCCTCCACCTAGAGCCTGTAGCATAAAGATAAGACCTTGGGCTGGATTTAAACCAGCAAGCATTCCATAACGAACATCGGCTGAATAATCACCCTTGATGTCTTTGGAAGGGTTATAGGTAATTTCATACGGTGAACCAGAATCAACGCCACGGATTGTTTTAGAATCTGGGAAAATTTTCTCGTCTACTTCAAAACAAATCTGAATAACGTCACGAAGAGCGCTAGCAAAGATTGCTTGAGCAGACTTAACTTGGGTATCAAAAGCACCCATAAGAGCCTGTACGCCTTGTCCTGTGACAACAGATGCATCAATGTTACCTGTACGTCCCTCAGGGTAACGTGCACCTACACGCATTTCTTGATTGAGCAATGTCTGCTCTGTAAATGCGCCTTGGGGTAAATTAAGTTCTACGCGACGAACGCCCGCTGGGTTGTTTGTGCGGATAACCGCATCGCCACCAAGCATAAGTTCTTGAACGTCAGAAGGAAGAACGATAGGAGCCTGTACAGATTTCTCTGCAGCCTCCATAGCAAGAAGTGCAAAACGGCAAATCTCCAGCCGCTGCCTTTTTGTATAAACCCTTTGGATCGCGCTGCGCACATAGCTCGGCAGGTGTGTTAAC